GGCCAAGATCTTCAAGAAGGCGATCCAGCAAAAGCCCTCCCCGCACGACAACATCAGGTACACGCGCTGGGCAGTGGTGCGTAACAGCTACCCGATGCTGAAGACCACCACCATCAAGACCTGGCTGGATCTATTCCCTGAGTCAACCTTCGGCCCCATGCTGTGGACGCCGCCAATCACCCACCACATCCGGCTGCCTGCCCGTGGTGATGCTGCTGGCATCGACTGCGAGGTCATCTTCCTGGCGCTGGATCAGCCCAAGGATGTCAGGAAGCTGCTCTCGCTCGAGCTCACTGGCGCGTGGGTGAACGAAGCACGCGAGCTGCCCAAGGCCGTGATCGACGGTCTGACACACCGTGTTGGCCGCTACCCGACCAAGCGAGATGGCGGTGCTACCTGGCACGGCATCTGGATGGACACCAACCCCATGGATGATGACCACTGGTGGCACAACATGGCCGAGAAGGAGCGCATGACCGGCCCCTATGCCTGGAAGTTCTGGAAGCAACCAGGCGGCATCATGGAGGCCGATGCTGATGAGCTGCCCGACAACCCCGAGGCCAACGACCACATCTTCTCTGCAGGCAAGTGGTGGAAGCTCAACCCTGCCGCTGAGAACATCAACAACTTGCCACCAGGTTATTACCAGCAGATGCTGCTTGGCAAAAACCTGGATTGGATCCGCTGCTATGCCGGTGGCCTCTACACCTATGTGCAAGAGGGCCGCCCTGTCTGGCCAGAGTATGAGGACAGCACCATGTCAGGCGACACCGAGGTTGACCCAACGGTGCCGATCCAGATCGGTCTGGACTTCGGTTTGACCCCGGCTGCCACCATTGGCCAGCGCTTGCCCAATGGCCGCTGGGTCATCCACAAAGAGATCGTGACCTTTGACATGGGTCTCGAGCGCTTTGGCCTGGAGCTCCTCGCCCTGCTCAACCAGCACTATCCAAACCACCAGGTGCTGCTGTGGGGCGACCCGGCAGGTATGGCCAGGGATGCGATCTACGAGGTGACTAGCTTCGACTTCTTACGAACACTTGGGCTGCGTGCCCAGCCCACCGCCAGCAACGACTTCAAGGTGCGACGCGAAGCAGCTGCAGCGCCCATGCAGCGGCTGATCAACGGCAAGCCTGGGCTCATTGTGAACAGGGAATGCAAGCTCCTCCGCAAATCCCTGGGGGGCGGCTATCACTTCAAGCGAGTATCGGTCGGATCTGGCCAGGAGCGCTTTAGGGATGCCCCTAACAAGAACGAGCACTCACACATCGGCGACAGCTTCGGCTACCTGATGCTGGGCGGCGGCGAGTACAACCGCATGACCCGCACTCACCAGCTCGGCGGCAGAGCGCCAGGCATGGCTGTGGCCAAGACAGACTTCAACATTTTCGAGGCGTGATACCGCATCGGTATCGGTTCGCTTGCAATGCGTACAAGACCCAATAGAATCTATTGAAAACCACACACAGGGGTGATTTATGAGCATGGACACTGAAGAGAAACAAGTCCTAAAGGATGCGGCTGAAGAGGGTCGCAAAGAAGACAGCATGCTGGCCCATGTGGCCAAAGGCGAGATTGTGCTGCCGCTACCGCTGGCCAATGACCCTGAGATCAAGGCACTGCTGGAAAAGAAGTTCAAGGCCGCTGGCGCGAACATGAACCAGTATGTGGTCGGCCACAAGGACAACAGCATCAACCCAGAGACAGGTCTTCCTGAGTTTGGCTTCAGCTTAGGAAGCATTGGTGGCACTCTAGTTGGCGGTGCCATCGGCTTCATCGTTGGTGGCCCTGCTGGTGCAGTGACCGGAGCCAAGATCGGCGCGACGGTGGATACCGCTCGAGCCATTGCTGACAACGCCAAGTCCGCACGCGAGGCCGCAGCATCCGCACAAGCTGCCGCCATCGCAGAAGCTCAGAAGAACCGCGAATTGGTGCTCAAACAAATGGAAGATGCGAGAGCAGCAAACGCCGCAGCACTTGACCAACAACGAGCAAGTGCGGCTGCAGGACTAGAGCAGGCACGCATGTCTGCACAGCAACAGCAGGCCCTGCTTCAAAGCCTCACTGCCCAGCAACAAGCCGCCGCAGATGCTGCTCGAGCCACCCTCGCGCAACAGCAACAGCAGTACGCAGAGAACAAGGCAGCGATGGAGAAGCAGGCCGCTGACCAGGCAGCTGCACTGGATGCCGAGCGCCGCAAGATCGCCGAGCGCGAATCCGCACAGATGACCGCTCGCCGTCGAGCTGGTCGCCGTGCCCTACTCTCTGAGGCCCGGCTGACGCCAGAGACCGGCGTCACCAGCAACCAGTATGGCAACGAAGCTGTGCTGATGGGGGCCTGACATGGCAACAGTTGCGATGACGCCAGAGCAACAAGCCACCGCCAACATGGGTGGCAAGAACACATCTGCCATCGACCCAAATGATCCGAACCTGACGCTGGATCAGTTGCAGGCAGCATATGCCGCGCAGCTCAAGGCTGACGAAGAGGCATTCGCCAGGACAAGGGCAGAGATCGAGGCAATGGCCGCGCAAGAGCAGGCGCTGATCCAACAGCAAGCCAGCGAGTACGAGGCAGCACAGCAGCGCATCCGAGACGAGATGCAAGCTCAGGCCCAGGCCGCAGCGCTTGAGCAGGCCAAGATCCAGAAGGACATCGCCGACACCAAGGCCGCGCAAGAGGCTGCAGCTGCCAAGAACAAGGCAGACATCGAAAGCATGCAACGCACTGCCGCGCAGAAGGAAGCAGCCAGCAAGAAGGCTGGCCGCAGCGCTGGTGCCAGGCCGCTGCTGGGTGCAGCAACACCAGAGAGCATGGGTCAGAAAACACAGACGCTGGGTGGCGAGGCATCGCTGTCTGGCCAGGCCGGAACACTCGGCGCAGCACAAACTTTAGGAGCATGACATGCAAGACAAAGTCCAAAAGGTAATGCACGAATACAAGGCTGGCACGCTCAAGAGCTCCAGCGGCGACAAGGTGAAGAGCCGTGATCAGGCCATTGCCATCGCGCTGTCTGAGCAGGAGCGCTCGCGCAAGAAGCGCAAGGACGGCCTGATGAAGAACGCGAGCATGTGATGGCCACCAGACCACTACTGCAAGACAAGAAGCTGGAGGGCGAGGGCTATCACAAGTGCCCTCTGCCAACCCATGACCTGCACCTAAACCTCAAGAACCGCACCGTCGCGTTCAAGGAGTACGGGTACGGCCCTGCAAATCCAGACGAGCCCGCAAAGGGATTCTGGCTTCGCAAGACCGTGATCTGGAATTGCACCGAGCAAGAGGCCAAGACCATGCGCTGCGGTAACTGCTCGGCATTCATCCAAACCAGCCAGATGATCGAATGCATCAAGGCTGGCATCGAGGCCAAGGATCCGCGCCAGGAAGCTGGATATGACGATGATGTGATCGAGGCTGCCAACCTGGGCTATTGCGAGCTGCTGCACTTCAAGTGTGCTGGCACCCGCACCTGTGATGCCTGGCTAACTGGCGGGCCCATCACCGACAAAAAGGAGATGGACGATGAAGACTGATGGCAAAGAGGTCTGGGACAAGCCCAGGCCCAAGGATCTTGGCGAGCCCAAAGAGCTCACCTCTGCCCAGAAGGCTATGGCCATGCGCCGGGCACAAAAGGCTGGCCGTCCCTACCCCAACCTGGTGGACAACATGGCCGCCGCGAAGGGCATGAAGTGAGCAAGTACGAAGACCCCAAGGGTGGTCTGACCGAAGCTGGCAGACGCAAGTTCGAGTCCTCTGGTGAGAGCAAGAACCTGCAGCCTGGCGTCAAAGAGGGCAGCCCGTCTGGTGAACGCGCCAGACGCAAGGGCAGCTTCCTGACACGCTTCTACACCAACCCGAGTGGCCCGCTGGTCAACGATAAGGGCGAGCCGACCAGGCTGGCTCTGGCCGCCAACGCATGGGGTGAACCCGTGCCGCGCACCGCCGCCGCTGCCCAACGCCTCGCGGCCAAGGGTCGCAACTTGCTGGAAAAGTACAAGCTGGAGAAAGACTGATATGGCAACCAACGCACCAGGCGGCAAGCGCCTAACACCCGAAGAGATCATGAAGCGGCAGGATCTCGCCCAACGCAAGAAGGACGAGTTCCAGCAGCTGTACCAGGACGCCTACGAATTTGCCCTGCCACAGCGCCAGCTGTATGGCGTCTGGGAAGGTGGCGCGAGTGGCATGAAAAAGATGCAGCGCGTCTTCGATTCGACCGCGATCAACTCCACCCAGCGCTTCGCCAACCGGCTGCAGTCGGTGGTGTTCCCGCCCCAGCGCAAGTGGTGCAAGCTCGATCCCGGCCTGGACATCCCGCTCGAGCGCAAGCCCCAGGCCCAGGCGATCCTCGACCTGTATGGCGAAAAGATGTTCGCCGTGCTGCGCCAGAGCAACTTCGACATCGCCATGGGTGAGTTCCTGCTCGACCTGGCAGTGGGTACCGCCTGCATGATGGTGCAGCCTGGTGACGATGTTGCGCCCATCAACTTCATTCCCGTGCCGCTATTCCTGGTGAGCTACGAGGAAGGCGCGAACGGCCAGGTGGACAATGTCTACCGCCGCATGCGGATGAAGGGCGAATCGATCCAGCGCCAGTGGCCCGACGCCAAGATCCCGCCAGAGCTGCAGCGCAAGATCGCCGACAAACCCACCGACGATGTTGAGCTGCTCGAGGCCACCATCTACGATCATGGCCGTGGCGACTATTGCTACCATGTGATCGACAAGGTCACCAAGACCGAGCTGGTCTACCGTCGCAAGAAGTACAGCCCCTGGGTGATCAGCCGCTACATGAAGGTGGCAGGCGAGATCTACGGGCGCGGCCCCCTGATGACGGCCCTGCCCGACATCAAGACACTCAACAAGACCATCGAGCTTCTGCTCAAGAACGCCAGCCTGGCGGTATCTGGCGTCTACACCGCAGCAGATGACGGGGTGCTCAACCCCAACACGGTCAAGATCGTGCCCGGCGCGATCATCCCCGTGGCCAGGAACGGTGGCCCCCAAGGCCCTGCCCTGCAGGCCCTGCCCCGCTCTGGCGACTTCAATGTGACGCAGCTGGTGATCAACGACCTGCGCCAGAATGTGAAGCGCATCCTGCTCGATGAGTCGCTGCCGCCTGAG